CGCGCGCCATCGTCACTGGCGCAGGCGCGGGCTGCAATCTGCGCGCTCGCATCTATGCCCGGAGAACTCAGCGATGAGCCAGCCAAAAGACATGACGCTCGATGAGGCGTCTGCCGTCGTTGCCCAGTGGGGCCAGTTTATTCGCACGTTCGCGAAGGCATCCGAGGTGATCGCTGCGGCGCAAAGCGCTGAGCAGATCAGCCGCGAAGCCTTGGCCGCTGCCGAAAAGGCCAAGGCCGTCCGCCTTGCTGAAGACAATCTGGCGAAAGAAGCGCGCGACAAGGCGCTTGCCGCGAAGGCCGCGCAAGCTGAGGCCGAGAAAGCCGCGGCCGATGCCGTCTCAGCCGCCACGCAAAAGGCCAACAGCATCGTTGCCGGCGCTCGGTCTGAGGTCGCTGAAATTAAGAGAAGCGCTGAAGCTGACATCGCGGCCGCCAAGCAAAGCTTTGAGGCGACGATCGCAGAGTATCGCGCCGCTCAGGCGAAAGAGGCCAAGGCCGCCGAAGCCGCAAAGCAGGAAACGGCCGGCGTCATGGCTGAGCTTGACCGCGCCCGCGCTGAACTCGCCGCCTTCAAGCGCACGCTGGGAGCGGTCGCATGAGCAAGGGGCTATCGCCCCTCAAGCTCGGCTATGCGCCGCAACGCCATCTGCCATTCGGCCAAAACAAACAACTCTCAGTTTCTACGGCAACGGGGAGAGCATACAACATTCGGGGCGCACATCATGTCTAAATCGAACGCTTTTGAAAACGATCTGCTTTTGCTGATCTTCACCGCAACAGGCATCGCAAACATCGCGGACAACGCCTCGTCATCGCCGCTGACCAACCTTCACGTTTCGCTGCACACGGGCGATCCTGGCGAGGCTGGCAATCAGACAAGCAACGAGTGCGCTTACACCTCGTATGCGCGCGTCGCTGTAGCCCGCTCCGGCTCCGGCTGGACGGTCACGGGCAACGCCGTCACCAATGCGGCGCTGATCCAGTTTCCGCAATGCACGGGCGGTTCTGAAACGGCCACACACTTCGCCATTGGCACGGCGGCAAGCTCGACCGGCAAGGTTCTCTACAAGGGCGCGCTCTCTGCGTCGCTGGCGATTAGTTCAGGCATCCAACCGCAATTCGGAGCAGGCGAGCTTGACGGCACGGAGGACTGATGACCGACACCCCGGTTATCATCCGCTATCGCTGCCCAACCTGCGGCATTGAGGTGCGCGCAGAAGAAGGCGCGCCCTACAAGGCGTGCGCCTGCGTAGAGCCATACGAGGCTGAGCCGGAGGCGACCGAGTGACCGGCTTCCGCAATCACCGCGAACTAATCGAAGCCGTTGAGGCTGGGCAGACGACCACGTTCGGTTGGCGCAAAGCGCCGACGCAAACGACCGCGACCAATATCTGGTTTGATCTGAGCATGAGCCCAGGCAATCCGATCCCGAACTACTACGCCGCTGCGCCGCTCGCATCGAAGCGGCTGACGCAATCGAGCGACGGCGGCATCTTTCATGGCGCAGCGCCCGGTGGTTCATACACTAAGCACTTGCGTCGCTTCACGGCGCTGGTCTCGACGCCGACCACGGCAGTCCCGCTGCCGATGATCCTCTGTGACTACCTGCTCTACTACTCGTTCGTGGACATGGGCACGACCGATCAGCAGGACATGACGCAATCTGAAACGCTCTCGCGCTACACCGATGGCGAAGGCGTGCAGATCATGGCGGTTGAGGTCGCAGCCCAGATCGGCGGCCAATCGTTCTTCGCAACCTACACCAATTCAGATGGCATCACTAACCGCGTGACGCCGACAGTGAGGTGCAACACACAAGTCTCAACCGGCACGATCATTTCAACGGCTGCCGCCACGCTTGGCTGCGCTGGCCCCTTCTTGCCGCTGCAACAAGGCGACACGGGCGTCCGTTCAATCCAGAGCTTGACCATGCTCGGCGCGGACGTTGGCCTCATCGCGCTCGTGCTGGTGAAGCCGCTAGCGACCATCGGCGTCTACGACATCACCGCGCCTGCGGAAAAGGACTTCGCCACCGACAATCCAGCGACGCTGCCGCGCATTTACGATGACGCCTACTTGAACCTGATTTGCTTGCCATCGGGCACGCTCGCAGCTGGCCAGATCATGGGCACGATAGAAACGGTGTGGAACTGATGGCTGGCTTTAGCTCACTTGATAACCTGATCTCTAACGTCTCCAACTCGGGCAAGTTCTTCCGCTCAGACTGGAACAAGAACCACGCCACGGCGGGCACCGTGATTGCGGGCTCGTGGCAATGCCTGCTCGGCGGCGCGGGCAATCCCGGCGCAAACACACAGCTAGGCTCTGGCGTGACGCTGGTTCAGAAGCCGCTCTATGACTTCACCTCTACGGCTGGCGCGATCCAGCATGGCGGCGCGGTCAACGCAGCTTACGATGGCTACAAGGTGCTCCTGAATGCGAGCGCCTATAGCGCTGCGGCCACGACTATGCCTGCCGTGTTCATGCTCTGTGATTTCCTTTCTTACGCAACGCTCACCAACGCTACGATCTCGACGGCTGGCACCAAGACCTTCGTCAACACCGAGGCGGTGACATTCTCGTCTTCGTCGGGCCTGTTGATGACCACGGCGGCAGACTACGACACATTCACGCCGGTTCGCTTCACCACGACCGGCGCGCTTCCAACCGGCCTCGTTGCAGCAACGACCTACTGGACGATCCGCGTCAGCGCGACCACCTCTCGCCTCGCCACAACGCTGCAAAACGCCATTGCAAGCACGGCTATCGCGTTCACCGATGCGGGCTCAGGCACCAACACGATGTTCGTGCGCCACCCTCGCTACACGGACGGCGCGGGCGTCATGCCGCTGTTGGTCGCGTCCACAGCGGGCACGGCTGGTACCGGCACGTTTCAGCTTACCTACACCAACCAAGCGGGCACCGGCTCGCGCACCACGCCATCCTCGCCTGCGCTGCCAACGAACACAGCCACGAGCCCGCTGCTGACCATTCCCTATTCAGGCACCGGCTCAGGCAAGTTCGGCCCGTTCATGCCGCTCGCTGGCGGCGACTCCGGCGTGCGCGAAGTGACCAACATTATCCTCGGCTCGGCTGGCGTCACGACAGGCGTTTACAACATGGTCTTCGCCAAGCCGCTGCTGACGCTACCAATGACGACACTGGGCGTGGCGGCGGAGCGTGATTTGGTGAACCAGCTTCCGTCCATGCCGCGCGTGTTTGACGGCGCGTGCCTGGGCTGGCTCTGCTACGCGGGCGCAGCCATCCCGAACAACAGCGCATTCTACGGACACCTTGATTTCGGCTGGTCGTGATGCATGGCGCTGCTCGGCAACTACTCGCTCTCGTCTAAGTCGCCGGGTCGCTTCTTCGGCGGCAACTCCACGTCTGTAGCCTCGGGTATCGGGCAGTTCTCGCCGCAGCTTCCGGGCAACTGGGGCGGAGCGGGCGCGCGCCGCAACTTCGCGCTGGCTGAAGGATCAACCAACGCACTTGAGCTAACGTCGATCCCTGACGGCTACGGCTCGACCGGCTACCTGATGCCGGTAACGGCGGGGCGTCTCTCGTCGCACAGCGCCGCCAATGGCGTCGGCGCATGGACAGGCGCTCTTGCTGAGGGCCGCAACATTGCCGCGTCTTTCTCAGGCGCTGCGACGTTCGCTGGAACGGGCCAGCTTGTTGTCTCGGGCGCGGGCTCGTTTGCAGGCGCAGGCAGCTTCACCGGCAACGTCATTGCGGCTCTTGCTGCAAGCGGCAACACAGCGGGCGTGGCGTCATTCTCTGGCGCTGTCACGGCCAAGGGCCACATGAGCGGGTCGTTCTCGGCCTCCGCCAGCTTCACCGCCACGCGCTACGCTACGGGCTCACTGTCGGGCACGTTCGCGCAGCCGATTACGCTGGAAGCCTCGGGCTTCTCCACCTATCTCCTTGATGAAGAGGATGTGGAAACCGGCCTCACGCTTCGCCAAGCGCTTCGTCTCATTGCAGCGGCGACGGCGGGTAAAGTCTCAGGCGGCGGCACGAGCACAATCACCATTCGCAACGCCGTGGCTGATGGCGCCAATCGCATCGTGGCTACGGTCGATAGCAACGGCAACCGCTCCGCCATCACCTACGATCTCGCCTGATGTTTCCCGGCTCATACTTCAACGCCTCTTACTTCGCCCCCGGCTATTGGAGCGGGACAGGGGAGGTGGAGATCGCGTTGGCGGCGTCGATCTATCATTTCTTCACGCGCCGAAAGGGCCGCCGCTTCTAAAACGTAAGCCCAATTCCGCACGCGCGCGCATGGATCGGATCATGGCCTATGGTTCCGATCCTTTCGCTGGCTTGGTGAACCCCGCGCGAGCGAATGCTCGCCCGATGTCATCTGGCGGCTATCCGGTTCTTTCTTACGGTGCGATGCAAGGCGGCTTGCGCCCGCGTGGCTACGCCAATGCGGCGCCCGATAGCTACGCCTCTGCGATGGGTGTGGGCCGCTCGCCTTCCTACACCACGCCGGTTCGCCCCAACGACGCCTTCGACCAATACGGTCGCGACACTACCGTCAAAGGCTACACGGACACGCCGCCGGTTCGTCCATTTCGTCCGAACGATGCGTTTGACCAATACGGCCGCGATACCACGGTGAAGGGCTACACGGACGCGCCGCCGACGCCTGTGCCGCCGCGTCCGCGCCCGCAGCGTCCGATGCCGCCGACCCGCCCACGCATGCCTTACCGCGAACCCTGAGGGGAGGCCCCTCATGGCCACAGCGCAAGAAACAATCGTCGCAGCGCTTCAAGCGCTTCGGGTGCTTGGTGAGGGCCAGCAGCCAACAACCGCGCGCAATCAGTACGCGCTGCGCCAGCTCAACTCCTACATCCGCCAGCTTGCGGGCTTCTCAGGCTCGCTGACGTTCGTAAACTATCGCCCCGATGGCAACTACGAACTAACGACGCGCTGGCCCGCTGTGCGTTTGCAGTGCATGGGCGGCTACACGATCACGCTCCCGAAGGGAGACGGCGGCGTGCCTGTCCCTGACGGGATGCGCGTTGACATCGTGGATGTTGCCGGCACTGCGGCGGCCAGCAACATCACTATTGCCCGCAACGGCTGGAAGATCAACGGCTCGGCCGCCGACTACACGATCAACACCAATGGTGCGAGCGTAGGGCTTATGTTCCGCGCCGATCTGGGCGACTGGAAGCTGGTGGACGATCTGGCGCTTGCCGATGCGTTGC